TCCGATCTGGTATCAAACCATTACAAGAATCTTTTGGTAGTGAGTACGAGGAGAATTATAACAAAGCGGTTGAGTTAGGTCTTGGTAAAAAAGTTAAGGCTCAAGAAATTTGGAATAAGATTATTGAATCTCAAATTGAAACTGGGGTTCCATATCTTTGTTCTAAAGACAATGCTAACAAAAAGACAAATCATCAGAATATCGGTGTTATCAAACAATCAAACCTTTGTAATGAGATTTACCAATATACTGATGAGAATACAACAGCAATCTGTACACTTTCATCTATAGTTTTGAAAAACTATGTAAAAGACGGTGAATTTGATTTTCAAGGGTTATATGAAGAAACTCGTAAAGTTGTAAGAGCGTTGAACAAAGTTGTTAATATCAACAATTACTCAACTGAAAAAGGACGTAAGGGTGGATTGGAACAAAGAGCAATTGCTATCGGAACACAAGGACTTGCAGATGTATTCTATTTGATGGACTACATCTTCACATCTGATGAGGCTCGTAAGTTGAATAAAGAGATTTTTGAAACAATCTATTTTGCAGCAATCACTGAAAGTAACAGATTGTGTATGGATGGTAAGTATGAACCATACGCTCACTTTGAAGGTTCACCAATGTCACAAGGAGTATTCCAATTTGATATGTGGGGATTGAAAGAAGATGAGTTATCAGGAAGATGGTCTTGGGGAATTCTTAAAGAGAATGTTAGTAAGTATGGAGTTTGTAACTCGTTATTCACGGCTCAAATGCCGGTAGCATCTTCAGCTAAGATTACAGGTTCATATGAAATGACTGAACCCGCTCACTCGGCAATCTTTAACAGACGTGTGGTTGGTGGAGAGATTATGATTGTTAACAAGTATTTGATTAGTGATTTTGAAAAGATTGGAATTTGGTCTGAAGATTTAAAGAATGAAATCATCATGAACGAAGGGTCAATTCAAAACATTAACTTCTTGAATTATTTGGACCCTGAAGATAAAAGATATAACTTTAAAGTTAAGAGAATTGAAAGACTGATTGAAAAGTATAAAACAATTTGGGAAATATCACAAAAGTCTTTGATTGAAATGGCGGCTGACAGAGCTCCGTTTATTGACCAATCACAATCAATGAACATCTATATGGGTAACCCAACATTGTCAAAGATTTCATCATCACATTTCTACGGATGGGAAAAGGGATTGAAAACACTTTGTTACTATGTTAGAACAAAGGCAATTTCAACAGGAGCAAAACACTTGGCAGTTGACATCTCAAAAATTAACAAACCAAATCCGACACCTGAACCACCAAAGGTAGATTATTCAAGTATGAATTTACCACCAAAACCTGATAATAGTCAATTTGATTGTTTTGGTTGTTCATCTTAAACTTTTAAAACATCCGATGTGTTATCCCGAGCTAGGTCGGGATTTTTTTTGTTTATAAACTATTTATCAGTATGTCTAATATTATAAACGAAGAAATTCAAAAAATAAGGAAAATGATGCTCTTGGAAGATTTAGTTCAAGAGGACGGTGTGAAGAAATTAAAACAAACTTTAGACATTTTAAAAAAGAAGAAAAAAGTTTTATTGTTAAGTTGTTCAAATAGGTATAATTGGGATGATAAAAACATAGATGTTCCTAAATCAAAACTAATTGCAATGTATTTGAATGAAGAACTTGGGGATAAATCAGTTTTTATGGATGTTTCAGAACTCAAGATTTTTCCTTGTGAAGGAAATGTATCAAGAGAAGATGGTAATAGTTGTGGACTTTTAAAGGCATTACTTAAAGATGATAAGAAGAATCCGTCAGGATATCATAGATGTTGGGCTAGTTTAAATAATAAAACAGATGAACTTTGGAAGATATCTAAAGAACTTTTTGAGTCGGACGCAGTAATATTCTTTAGTTCAGTAAGATGGGGACAAGCGAATATGTTTTACCAAAATTTAATTGAACGATTAACTTGGATTGAAAACAGACACAATACTTTAGGTGAAAAAAATATAGTTGAAGGTATTGAGACAGGTTTTATTTGTGTTGGTCAAAATTGGAATGGTGAGAATGTAACAGAAACTCAAATGGAAGTTCATAAATTCTACGGATTTGAACCTAATAAGAAACTATATTGGAATTGGCAATACACAAAAGATGTTAATGACGAAAGTAAAACTTCTTACAAAAAGTCTCACAAAAAATTCATTGACAACATGGGTCTATAATTTGGATTTTTATTTTTACACTATTTAGTTAAAAAATCACGACATTATATTTATAACATATGGCAAATGGTAAAACATATGGTATTGATTTTCCATTCAGAATTTCACAGGTTGGAAAATATTTAACTTTATCACAAACTGCGGAAGATGAAATTAGGAATAATTTGGTTCATCTCTTATTAACAAGAAGAGGGTCTAGATATTATTTACCTGATTTTGGAAGTAGATTATATGAGTACATTTTTGAACCTATGGATAGTTTGACTTTTGATAACATTGAATCTGAAATCAGACAATCTTGTGAAAAATATATACCTAACCTTAAAATTTCTAATATCTCAATTACAGACGCATCGAATGATGACGTTGACTCTTCAGTTTCTACGGAAAGTTCAGGAGGACGAAGTTATAATATGACAGGGATGAGTAATAGAGAATATACTGCAAAAGTTAGAATTGATTATGTTATTACAGATAACGTATTCAACTCTAAAGATTTTGTAATAATTAATATATAAAATTATGGCTGAAAAAAGAATATCGTATACCGTAAGGGACTTCCAAGGAATTAGAACAGAACTTGTAAATTTTGTAAAAGCATATTATCCCGAATTAATTGATAACTTCAATGATGCATCGGTGTTCTCGGTGTTTATGGATTTGAACGCTGCGGTTTCTGATAACTTACACTACCACATTGATAGAAGTGTTCAAGAAACAGTTTTACAATTCGCTCAACAACGTTCATCAGTTTATAATTTGGCAAGAACTTATGGATTAAAAATTCCTGGACAAAGACCTTCAGTTGCATTAGTTGAATTTTCAATTACAGTGCCTGCTAATGGTGATAAAGATGATGAGAGATATGAAGGTATTTTGAGAAGAGGTTCACAAGTTGTTGGAGCGGGTCAAATATTTGAAACAATTTACGATATTGATTTTACTTCACCATATAACTCACAAGGATATCCAAACAGATTAAAGATTCCTAATTTTGACTCAAGAGGTAACCTAATCAATTATACTATTACTAAAAGAGAATTGGTTGTTAATGGTGTTACTAAAGTTTTCAAACAAGTAATCACACCAAACGATGTTAGACCATTCTATGAAATTTTCTTACCTGGTAAGAATGTTTTAGGTATTACAAGTGTGATTCAAAAAGATGGAACCAATTATGCTAACGTACCAGGACCTCAAGAATTTTTGGGTACTAATGGTAGGTGGTATGAGGTGGATGCTTTAGCTCAAGACAGAGTTTTTATTGAAGACTCAACAAAACCGTCAGACAAACCAGGTGTTAAGATTGGTACTTGGATACAAACTACTAATAGATTTATTAGTGAGTTTACACCTGAAGGATTTATGAAGTTGACTTTTGGTGGAGGAACTGGTTCGGCTGAAGACCAATTAAGAGAGTTTACAAATTCAGGAACTTTACCAACAATCCAAAATTTCTTAAATAACTTTTCATTAGGTTCAACACTTAAACCAAATACGACATTGTTCATTCAGTATCGTTCAGGTGGTGGAGTTGGAAGTAATATTGGTGTTAACACAATCAATCAGGTCGGAACCGTTATCTTTGTAGTAAACGGACCATCTGAAACTACAAACACTGCGGTTATCAATTCTTTACGTTGTAATAACGTAACTGCGGCTATTGGTGGGGCAGGACAACCTACTCTTGAAGAGGTTAGGAACTATGTGGCGTTTAACTTCGCAAGTCAAAACAGAGCGGTTACGGTTAATGACTATGAAGCGTTAATTAGAAAAATGCCGTCAAAATTTGGGGCACCGGCTAAAGTTGCGATAGTTGAAGAAGATAATAAGGTTAAAGTTAAAATTTTATCTTATGATACAACTGGGTCGTTAACTGAAATTGTTTCTAACACATTGCTCGGTAATATTGCGGAATATCTATCAAATTATAGAATGTTAAATGATTATATTTCAGTTGAAACTGCTCAGGTTATTGATTTAGCGATTGACGCATCTATT